AACAAAGAAGATGTTTGCTTATCATTCAAGCGACAGCCGTAAGGATATATTGAAACTAAAAGAGATGTATGGTAAGAGTGATTTGATATACATCAAGGAATGTTATGGAGAGACAGATGCAGACAAACAAATATACAGAGAGTCTTCCAAATATGGAAGTACCACAGTTGCCAGTTAGTATGCTGCAACACATGGAGCAGATGGGTTTACTACCTGTCTCCCATGATGATGATGGAGTAAACAATATAGATTTACCCTGGAGGAGTAATACAAATTTTTTCAGGAGAGATGTATTAGATGAAAAAGGAGAGCCATTGTTCTAATGTATGTTATACCTATTGTGTTTATAATAATATATTTATTAGCTTTTGTTTGGTTTATATATGACACAGGCAAAGGAGATGATGACGGAAGGAACAGAAGAAGATGATACATGATGATGAGGTTGACCCAAAAGATGATCCACACGATGACATTACTGACAGTCTTGGGAATCTACCTAAAGAGAATACTGACAGCACTGAGCGTCCTGATAAACGTGATACTAGGAGGACAAAACAATCAGACGTTCAGCGCAAGGAATCACCAGTGGCAGAAAGAGGGAAAGCCTAGCGTAGTTTATTTCATTGACATGCTGATTGGCAAAGGTCATTGTGTAGAAGCGTGGGTATATTGGAAAGTGAGGAGAAAATGGTAGACATACCTAAACATACATCGAAGCTATCAGCTATTGTAGACTTTTATCTGCACAGTAGTAGCTTCTGTAGTCTAAGTCCTAAGTCACAGAAAGACTATGAGACACACCTGGATGTAATACTAAAGACTAAAGTAGAAGGTAGACTCTTAGGTAACTACACAGTGCGTAGCATCAAAGCTAGACACACTAACCTAGCGTATGAGAAGTGGCTTGTGTCTGGTGTACGTACTGCTAACTATCGTAAGGCTATCTTGTCTGCTGCATGGAAGTACAGCTTGAGGTTAGACGTAATGGATAATGACCCAGTACGTTTGATCAAGACGAAGAGCACTAAGCCACGCAAGGTCAAGTGGACTCGTGAACAAGTGTTACTATTTCTTGATACAGCATACGGTAACTTCAGGTGGCGTAGCATTGGGTTGATTGTACATATGGCATACGAGTGGGCGCAGCGTGTTGGAGACATGCGTACCTTGACTTGGGACAACATTAACTTCAGCGCACAACGTATTGATTTAACACAAAGTAAACGTGGTGCTGATGTGCACCTACCTATACCTGATGATCTACTATCTATGCTTAGACAACAGAGCCAGGACTTTGGATTCCAAAACTACGTAGCACCTAAGACTACACCAGTAGCAGGGGCATATGTACCTTACGCAATTGATCACATCGATGATGCAATTAATGAAGTCAAGGAAGCTGCAGGACTACCAAAGAAACTAACAGCTATGGATCTACGTAGGACTGCAATCACTGAGATGGTAGAGGCAGGTGTTGAAACTCTTGAGTTGATGCAGGTAACAGGTCACAGGAATCCTGAGTCAGTCAAGCCATACCTGGTCAACACATTTAGTGGTGCAAGTAATGCTTTAAACAAACGGAGGAGCAAAGATGATAAACATTAAGAACTACTTGGAGTCGCTTGATTTAAAAGAAGAATACAGACACAGAGGTGACTGCCCTAAGTGCAAAGGTAAGAACACATTCACTGCTATACGAGATGGTAGTGCGCTGCTCTACAACTGCTACAAGCTTGACTGTAATACCAAAGGTGTAGTGTCATCAGGTATGACAGCAAGAGAGATACAGCGTAAGCTCAAAGGGTATGAAGAACCTGAGTCTGAACACGAGCCATTCACTTGGCCTGAGTATGTAGTAACACCTACTGCAGAACACAGAGATCACGAAAGGTTTATAGGTAGGTGGGGCTTGTATGGTGAGGACTTGATGTACGATGTAATGGATGGGCGTGTAGTGTTTCCTATTTATGACAGAGGCAGATTAGTAGGAGCTATAGGTAGATGTACATCTTACGCAGGACAAGTTAAGTGGAAGCGTTACGATAGGACACCTACTGTATTCACTCGTGTCGTTGGTAAACCTAGTGGTGTCGTAATGATAGTAGAAGATGTCATCAGTGCAACTGTAGCAGCTAAACTATTCCCTGGCTTAACAGGTCTAGCTATACTAGGTACATCATTTAGTGTGTCTAATATGCAACACTTAGATAATTTCTACAAAGTTATAGTAGCATTAGACCCAGATGCTGCACATAAAACATTAGAGTACAAGAGAGAGATAGAGGCTTGCACAGGGTTAGAAACTATAGCGTTAAGGCTCTATGATGATATTAAATATAAAGTAGATGCAGACATTAAAAAACTAGAGGAGATATTATAATGACACCAAGAGAAGAAGCAGAGATGGAAGCAAAGCTAACACACGAAGCGTTTATCAAGTGGGTAAAGGTTACCTTCTACTGGATAATGGCAATGTTATTAGTACTAGCGTACTTTAACTTTGGAGTAGATAACAAAACAGGTAGCCAGTACAACGGTGCAGTATACGCACCCAAGAATATAGGAGACAAGTAATGCAACCAAAGAACGCACCATGTCATATCCGTATCAAGGTAGAGCCAACGCAGCAGCAACCTGGAAGAGCGTGTCGTTTACACGGTAAAGACTTCAAGAGTATTGCTGATGCAGCGAGACACTGGAATGTGAATTACTCGTGGGCAGCAGAGCAAGTTAACAAAGGGTGGAACAAAGAAAACTTCCCAAAAAAGTATAGGAAGAATTATGTCTGAACATTACTGTACAACAAAAGGTTTAGGATGGGCATTCTTAACGTGTGCATTCTTGATAGTGGGTGTACCTGTACTGATGTGGTTAGCCTTGGAGGGTAGCAGTTGGTATGAAACATTTAGTTTAATGAATCCAATGTGGTGATGATATGAAATACATAGTAGAAATAGAGATAGACACTGGTGAGTTTTTTTATGCTACAGGTAAAAGTATGTTTACACTTGATGACCCACCTCTAATCTTTAACACTAGAGAACAAGCACAACTAGAAGCTAATAGATGGAATACAGGAAAGGTAATAGAGTATGAAAAAGACAGCAATAATAGATGAACGTGTACCTCTAGGTAAAGTTTACGTTGACTTGACAGTAGATGAAGTGATAGAGGCGTGTAAGAGATATGAGTCAGACAAGAAGTTTGATGAAGAGTTAGCTAAAGTTTATAATAAGGAGACAAGCTATGACTAAGCTAGATATATTAGAAGAAGAGTTAAGCAGATTAGAGTTTTATATGCGTATACCTACGGTAAATAAAAACAAAAAGCGAGAGCTTGAAGTAGAGTGTGCCTATAAACAGAAGATGATACAAGATAGAGTAGATCGTAATAACATACGTGAGTCCTATAAAGAACACAGACTATAAAATTATAAGAGAGGAGACAAACATGATGGAACTAGCATTGATCCGCACTATGCTGGACAAAGAGTTCTACGACAATCATAAAGGTATACGTTGTCCAGATAAGATATTCAGTAAGGACGCACGTAAGATTAAGCAGACGCTTGACTACGCTATGAGTACTTATGATAAAAATCTTACACCTACTGAACTACAAGCTTTATTTTTTGTTAACAATACCAGTATGACTACAGCTAACAAGAAAGTCTTTGAAGAGTTGTTTAGTAAAATATCACGAGAGAAGCCTCTTAATAATGATATAGCAACAGATGTACTATCTAAATTATTTCAACAGGTGGTAGGAGATGAGATAGCGAGCCTTGGATTTGATTACGTTAATGGTGACCAGAATAGCTTGGAACCTTTACGCAGTCTCTTGACTAACTATCAAGATGACTTCATGCCTAACCTCAAGATAGAATGGGATGACATAAGTATTGAAACACTATTAGAAGCCAATGACATACAGTCACAATGGAAGTGGAACATACCTTCGCTTGGACGTAAGGTAGAAGGGATAAGTGGTGGACACCTAGTTGTTGTAGGTGCTAGACCTAACACAGGTAAGACTAGCTTTCACGCTAGTACAATAGCTGCACCTGATGGCTTTGCTTCACAGGGTGCTAAGTGTGAGGTACTGTGTAATGAAGAAAGCTATGAAC